CCACGCAACACACTTCAACACCGCAGCGCAGAGGCGCGCCCGCGTAATTGAACAAGCGTTCAATTGCAATATCTGGAATGTGGCAAGAGTGCGGCACAAGTGCGGCGCAGGTTAGGCGCAATGCAATGCGCGCAGCTTGGGGTATCTATGTACCACAATGCTTAACATGTTAAACAAGTGTTCGCTTATATTCAGGATGGTGAATGTCAAAAGCCCCCCCCGGTCAAGCATTTGCGGGGTAGTGTTATTATTATACAATTCACGCACACGGGTGCCACCCCCCCGTACCCCCTTGCCAATCATATGCTACACAGCGTAAAATTATAAAAAATGGGAGTTTATCAAATGGCAGGCAAGGCGTTACAAAAGCGAATACTGTCCGATGTCACCAAGCAAGGCGGCGCAGAGTATCTGTTCGAATATTTTTCTTCTGGTGGCACAATGGCGCAACTTGCGACCCACTACGAGTGCAGCAGGGGTTACGTCAGCACGGCACTACATAAGGTGCCTGAATATACTGCCGTAATAAACAAGGCTCGGCAGGAGGCAGCTGACGCGTTGGTTGAGCAGGGCTTGGAAATGGTTGACGCGTTAGGTGGCAACAGCTCAACGCAGGAGATTGCTGCAACGCGTGAGAAGGTGCAGTGGCGCAAGTTTATGGCTGGCTCGTATAATCAGGAGCGTTACGGCAATCGGCCTCAGACCAATGTTACGATTAGCGTGAGCGACATGCACTTGGACGCGTTACGCAAGGTTAATGCTGACTTGGCGCAGATTGATGCTGAGGATCGCCAGCGTGAGGCGATGGCTATTGACGCGGATTACGAGGATGTGTCGGATGATTAGTCTTATGCAGGGCGACTGCCTTAAATTGATGGCGACTATCCCTGACAATTCGGTTGATATGGTTTTGACTGACCCGCCTTATCGTGTTATTTCTGGTGGCAACAAATCTGCGCGAAGGCCTATGGGGATGCTTTCCGCAAACGATGGCAAAATATTTAAGCACAACAATATTGAGTTTTCGGATTATCTGCCTGAGATTTACCGAGTCATGGCTGTCAGGTCTCACCTTTATTTGATGGTAAACCTTTTAAACCTTGAGACTGCCATGAGTTGTGTGCGCGATGCTGGCTTTAAGATTCACAATTTGCTTGTTTGGCAAAAGAACAATGTAACGCCAAACCGATGGTATATGAAAAATATTGAGTATGTGATTTTTGCTCGCAAAGGAAAAGCCAAGTCTATACTTAATCCTTCATCCAAGACGTGTCACTCTTTTGATAATGTAAGTCTCGGTAGGGTTCACCCTACGCAAAAGCCTGTTGATCTAATGCAGCACTATATCAAAAACTCATCTGAAATCGGTGATGTAGTGCTTGACCCCTTTATGGGCAGCGGCTCAACAGGTGTCGCAGCTAAGAACCTTAATCGCAAATTTATTGGCATTGAGTTGGATGAAGAATACTTTGAAATAGCAAAGGATCGTATTGATGGCCGAAGCTAACCCGTTAGAAGAGTTTGTGCTGCGTTACCGCGACGACCCTGCGTTGTTTGTGCAGGAGGTGCTGGGCGCTACGCCGCACGATTATCAGGCTGAGTTTCTGCGGGCTGTTGCAGACGGTGAGCGCAAGGTTAGCATTCGCAGCGGTCACGGCACGGGTAAGTCCACGTCGGCCAGCTGGATTATGCTGTGGTTTGTTTTGCTGCGTTTTCCGAACAAGGTTGTTGTCACGGCCCCCACGTCCGGCCAGCTGTTTGATGCTTTGTTTGCCGAGCTAAAGCGTTGGATTAATGAGCTGCCGCCTCAGTTGAAGGTTTTGCTTACGGTTAAGTCTGACCGGGTTGAGTTGAACGCGGCACCGAGCGAGGCTTTTATTTCGGCAAGAACAAGCCGTGCAGAGACGCCTGAAGCGCTGGCTGGGGTTCACTCGGAGAATGTGCTGTTGGTTGTGGATGAGGCTTCTGGGGTGCCTGAGAAGGTGTTTGAGGCTGCTGCTGGCTCGATGTCCGGCCACGCTGCGACTACGATTTTGCTGAGCAACCCAACGCGTTCGTCCGGCACGTTTTACGAGAGCCAGACGCGGATGGCGGATAGCTGGTGGACACGGCGTTGGTCGTGCATAGATAGCCCGCTTGTGTCTGACGAGTTTGTTGACGAGATGCGTATGCGTTACGGCGAGGAAAGCAATGCGTTTCGCATTCGTGTGCTTGGCGAGTTTCCTATGGCGGATGACGACACGATCATTCCGTTTCACTTGGTTGAGAGTGCGATCCATCGTGACATTGAAACAACGCCTGACGTTAAGCCAATTTGGGGTTTAGACGTTGCGCGCTTTGGCACGGACAAGACGGCCCTGTGCAAGCGTTATGGCAATGTTGTGACTGAGATTACCAGCTGGCAGGGCTTGGATTTGATGCAGACAGTTGGCCGCGTCATGGCCGAATACGAAGGCTTACCGCCTTCTATGCGGCCTAGCGAGATACTGGTTGATAGTATTGGTGTTGGCGGCGGTGTGGTTGACAGGTTGCGCGAGCTTGGCGCGCCAGTCAGAGGAATTAACGTGGGCGAGGCTCCGGCTATGGGCAAGACCCACATGAACCTGCGCAGTGAATTGTGGTTTAAAACAAAAGGTTGGCTTGAGGATCGGTCATGCAAACTGCCGAAGGACGACCAGCTGCTCGCGGAGCTGACTGCGATTAGATACAGCTTCACATCGTCAGGCAAGATGAAGGCTGAGAGTAAGGATGAGATGCGCAAGCGTGGGTTGAAGTCGCCTGACCTTGCGGATGCGCTTTGCCTGACAATGGCCAGCGACGCTGCAACTGCATTGTCTGGCGCGATGTCAAGTTGGAAGCAAACTATTAAGCGCAATTTGAAGGGTATTGCATGAAGCCAGTTCCGTTTCACAAGCTGTCACCTAAGATGAAAAATATCCGCATGAATCAGTGGATCAAGACTTATATTGGTCGAGGTTTAAGTTTGGAGGATGCTCAGCACGCAGCAAGGTGGCGCGCTGGGCATTGGAAGCTAAGTGCGCGTATGGAGAAGGTTCTAGCGGACATTGAGGATGTGTGATATGCAGCCTGCGTGGTATTATCAGATAAACTGTGCTAATGTGCAGAAAAGCTAGAGGATGATGACATGAAACCATGTAAAGGTTGCCCCACCCCCGCAGCATGTAAGCGTGCTGGAACTTGTCTCGCGAAAAAATACAGGAAGTAAGTTATGGGTATTTTTGATTTTTTAGGCGATTTATCGTCAAAGCGCAGCAAAGAGCTTGGCCTTGGCGGCTTGCAGTCTTTGCTTGGAACGCGCGGCGCAGCGCAGGCTGGCGCAATTGGCGATGAAATGATTGGCATTACAAACCAAGATAGTTTGCCGGGTTATTTTAATGAGCAAACGCGTGAGTATGTTCCTTGGTACGTTGATCTGTTTGATGGTGGTGGGCTAAACGCTGCTGGCGGTCAAGCTAAGCAAGAGGCTGCGCAATCTGGCGCTATGGGTGCTACGCCCGGCGGCGCTCCCGTTCAGTCTCCCGGGTTGCTCCAAACTCGTTTAGGCAATCAACTTTCTGACATGGAAATGGCAAACCGTAATCGAGTTGGCGTTGATCCACGCAATTTAGGTGGCGCTGAGGGTTATGGCCCCATGTCAGCGCGTGATCCACGCAATTTAGGTGGCGCTGAGGGTTATGGACCTATGGGGCAGGCAATGCCAGCTCCTGCTTCGACACAACAAGGCACTCAAGTAATCCCTGCCTCCGGCGGCAACATGGCTATTAACACTCCAGCTGCGCAAAACAGAGATCAAATAATTGCGGATCGGCAAATGTATAACATGGAGCAGGCTATGAAGAGCCACCCATTGTATCCAGAGTATGTGGACTTTTTAAACCGAAGCAAAATGCCGTCAACTCCAAGTCTGTTTCAGCAGTACATAAACACGTTTGGAAACATGTAAATGGCAATTACAACTTACGCAGAGCTAAAAACGTCTATCGCGGACTTTCTGAACCGCGATGACTTAACGTCAATCATACCTACGTTTATCTCCCTGTCTGAGGCTAATTTTAATCGCAGTGTTCGACACTGGCGAATGGAGAAGCGTTCAACTGCAATCGCAAATACTCAGTACACGGCGCTGCCTGAAGACTTCATTGAGCCTTTGCGGTTTAGCATTACAAGCGGAACAACAACACGGCTTGAAATGCTCAGCCAAGCGCAAATGCTTGACCGCCGTGAGTCTTCTGATAATGTTGCAAACAATTCAAGGTTTTACGCAATTACGGACGGCTCTATTGAGTTGTTTCCCACGCCATCATCAGACCAGACGCTTGAAATGGTTTACTATAGCAGGCCAACCGCCTTGAGCGACGTAAACAATTCCAATTGGCTTTTAACTTACTATCCTGACGCTTACTTGTATGGGTCGTTAGTTCACAGCGCGCCATATCTTGCAGATGATAGCCGCTTGCAGGTTTGGGCTGCATTGCTTCAAAGCGCTATTGATGCTATTAACTATGACAGTGATAAAGCAAAGCACGGCGGAGCTGGCCACCGCATGAAAATTAGGAGCTTCTAAATGGCAACTTTAAATGATCGAGTGTTTGACAACGGTTTGACCGTTTTAGACACAGAGGGCAACCGCGTAGACATATGCTCTCAGGAGCCGACGACTTATGCGCAGGCCACCAGCACTTACAGCTTGGGCAATGAGACTAGCATTAGCGTCTCAGCCCCAGCAGATGCCTCGCCAAATGGCCGCAAGGTTACGCTGGCTGCAATTACTGGCGCGTCTGTCACGGGAACTGGCACCGCTACGCACTACGCAATTGTTGACACGTCAAATAGCCGTTTGCTCGCGACTGGTTCTTTGTCTGCGTCTCAGGCGGTAACTTCTGGAAACACATTCAGCTTGACAGCTTCAGACATCCGCATTCCAGATCCAGCCTAAGGAGTAACCTATGGTCACTCTCGTAAATCGGGCAAAGATGTCCACCAGTACAACGGGTACTGGAACAATCACGCTTGGCTCTGCTGAGAGTGGCTACCAAAGTTTTGCTGATGCTGGCGTGAGTGACGGTGACGTAGTTCGCTATGTCATCGAGGACGGTGACGACTGGGAGATTGGCTCAGGCACTTACACGGCCACTGGGACAACCCTGTCACGCACAGTAGACGAAAGCTCTAACTCTGACGCTGCCTTGAATTTAACTGGCTCTGCGGTGGTGTTTATCACGGCTGCGGCTGAGGATGTATTTCAGGGTGAGCTGTTTGCTGAAAACCCCTCTAGTCCTACTGCGCCTTCGGCTACTGGTACGAATGCTGTTGCTATTGGGACGGGGTCTATCTCAAGCGGATCAACAAGTGTAGCAATAGGCGATAGAACAGAGGCAACAGCAAATCAAACTGTAGCTATTGGTTCGCTGAACACTAGATGCTCTAGCATACAAGGTGTCGCTATAGGATCGGCTAGGGCTTCTGGACTTCTTGGCTCAGTTGCTATTGGTGGATATGGCAGTGGTTATTCCGTTGCATCGAATAATTACTCTATTGCACTTGGGCGGTCTTACTCTAGTGGTGACGCATCTTTTGCAGCAGCGATAGCAAACAACACCTCAAGCTATGGTGCTACTGGTGCTAATAGTATTGCAATGGGGTATCTAGCCAAGGCAACTCAAAGCTACGCATTTGCGACAGGCTACCAAGCACAGTCGACGGGCAATAGTGCCATATCAATGGGTTTTCAGGCGAATGCAGGAAGCCAAGGTGTTGCTTTAGGTTATAAAGGTAGAGCTACTGGTGGCAATGCTTTTGGTGTTAGCAACAATACAAGCGGGGGTGCCACTGGCTCTTATAGCATTGCGATAGGTGATAGTTGCTTGGCAAGTTCAGCAAGCTCTGTAGCTATAGGTCTGGGTTCACAAGCTGATGCGGCTGGCAGTGTTGTTCTTGGTTCCAGAGGACATGCGCAAGGTATTCAAAACCGATACGTCTTTTCACCAAGAAGCATAAATGGAAACAATGATGGTGCTTCTCAGTATGGCGTTTTCGCCTTAATGGGGGCCACAACAGATGCTACAGCAAAAGTTCTGACTACCAATGACACTACTGCTGGCACAACCAACCAAGTTATCCTTCCCAACAACAGCGCCTACAGCTTCAGTGGTACAATCATAGCCCGTGAAAGCGCAGCGGCTGGCAGTGACTACGCAAGCTGGGAAATCAAGGGTGCGTTGCTGCGTGACGCCAACGCTGCATCGACTGTGCTGGGCAATGGCATCAAGAATAAGATGTATGCATCGGCTGGTGCCTCTGCGTGGGACATTGCACTTACTGCTGACACAACCAACGGCGGCTTGAAGATAGAGGTTACTGGCGCAGCAGCTACAAACATTAGGTGGGTTGCCACGGTCAACACAAGCGAGGTTACATACGCATAATGGGTAAGATTGAATTAGATCACACAGGCTCAGGCAGCGGTATTACACTTAGCTCTGACGGCACTGACCTACTTTTAGACGGCACAGCTATTGGTGGCGGTGGTGGTGCTGCCCTTGATTTGTATGCTGAGAACTATGACGGGACATCTACAAAACCTTCTGCTACAGGTTCTAATGGTATAGCTTTAGGCAGACTTGCGGTTGCAAGTGGTAATAGGTCAATAGCTGTAGGTGGTGGTGCTACTGCCACTGGTTTGTTTTCAACAGCCTTAACCAACTCATACGCAAGTGGTGGTGATGCTTTTGCAGCCGCAATTTCAACGGGTTCCTCAAGCTATGGTGCTACTGGGTCTAATAGCGTTGCTATTGGGGAAAATGCTAAGGCAACAGCAAGTGACAGCGTTGCAGTCGGCAGCGGAGCGTATGGAAATGGTAATGGAGCAGTAGCTTTAGGCTTTAATAACGAAAGCAGGTCTTACGCTTTTACTGCGGGTAGAGAAAGTACGGCTACAGGCTTTGTAGCCACTGCAATCGGCTATAATGTTGGTGCTTATCATGATGAAAGCGTTGCGCTAGGCCGCCTTACTCAAACTAGAGTTAGATCGTCTATTGCTTTTGGCTCTTATGGTTTTGGTTCAAGCGGCGACTGCCAATCTGGTCTATATGTGTTGAATAGATTTACAACAGATGCGACAGCAGCCCCTCTGGTTGTTAATGGATACTACGCAGTAGCAGCCACATCCTCTAATCAAATTGTTCTGCCCAACAACTCTGCCTATGCCTTCCACGGCACCATCGTAGCACGTCAGCAAGCCTCGGCAGGCACAGCAAGTGCAGCATGGAAGGTAGAGGGGTTGATCCGCAGGGAAGGTTCTGCTGGTACGACAGTGCTAGTCAACAGCGCAACAACTGTTCTTGATAATACCCCCGGCTGGGGCTTGGCTTTAAGCGCTGACACAACAAACGGCTGCCTTCAAATTACAGGTACAGGTGCAGCATCAACTAACATTAGGTGGGTCGCTACGATCAACACATCTGAAGTAACATACGCCTAAACAGGAGAATCCAAATGGCTATTCAAAATAACATCGCAGAAGGTGCCTCCCAATATGGCATCGCTTTTAACAACGCATACTACCGCATCGTGACAGCGGCAATCAGTCGTCAACG